AAAGGCGCGACAAAAAACAAAAATAATACTTGGCGAATGGGAATAGAGAGGACAGAATTTTCAAGACCTGTTAGATACGCATTTTTTAAAAAACATCCCGGCGAAACCCCTTTTCCGATAGCAGTAGGGGAGAAAAGGCACATGTTTATTTCTGCTGATGAAATTTTGCATTTATTTGTTACTGATAGACCTAGTCAGAGTAGAGGCGTTTCAATGCTTGCGCCTGTCTTGGAGGCAATGCACCAATTAGATGGGTATCAAAGTGCAAGTCTTATAAAAATGAGGGCTAGCTCCGCTTTGATGGCATTCGTTCAGACAGATTCAGAAGATGGTTTAGTTGGTGATGGCGAGATGTATGAAAATGAAAGAGTATCTTCGATGGAACCCGGAAAATTTGTCTATCTCAATTCTGGTGAATCTATACATGTCCCAGACTTAGACGCGCCTAGCGGAGAATTTGAGGCATTTAATAAAATTATTCTTAGAAGTCTTGCCGCTGGTACTGGTCTTTCTTATGCCTCTATTAGTAAGGATTACAGCGAATCTAATTACAGCAGTTCACGTTTAAGCCTGTTAGAAGATAGGGATCACTACAAGCGCATACAGAAATACTTAGAAGAAAGATTTTTACAGCCTTTGTTTGATTTATGGTTGGAACTTGCCGTATTGAGTGGAAATTTAGATTTACCGAATTACGAGTTAGACCCCGATAAATATAGAAAAATTAAATTCCTGCATAGAGGCTATTCTCATGTAGATCCTCAAAAAGAAATTGCGGCATCGGTCGCGGCGGTTAAGGCAGGCTTTAAAACTCAGGCGCAAGTTATTAGCGAATTTTCATCATCGGATATTGAAGAATTTTTACCAGCTAGAAAAGCAGAACTAGATGCAGCGGCGCAACTACAACTCGTTTTCGATACGACTGTTACTAATACGCTTAATACGCCTAAACAGCAAAGTGGTATTAATATAGATGAAAGTGATTCACAGACTAATGGAAAAAAAGAAACGTGATTTAGAAAATCAAATTCAACACCGATCAGAATCAGTAGAGTTTGAAGTTAGCGAAGATAAAAGGACGTTAAGTTTTCCTTTCAGTTCGGAAGAGCCTGTAAACCGTGGTGTTTTAGGTAATGAAATATTAGATCATGGAAAAAATTCAATTAACTTTGAGCGTTTAAATTCATCAGCACCTTTATTGTTAAATCATCAACCCGATCAAATTATTGGTGTTGTAGAAAGAGGTTGGCTTGACGATAAAAAGAAACGCGGAATGGTTGAAGTTCGATTTGCAAATAACGCATTAGGAAAAGAAACACTTGAAATGGTTAATGATGGAATACTTCGCAATGTTTCGGTAGGTTATTCAATAGAGAAAACAAAAGAGGAAGAAAACCGCGACGGTTATTTCAGGGCTACAGGATGGACACCTGCGGAAGTATCTGTCGTAAGTATCCCTGCTGATTTCAAAGGGGCCGGAATAGGAAGAGCAAAAGAAATTGAAACCAATACGTCTAAACAGCAAGAATCAAGTAATATGACAACAGAACAGCGTGAAAGCGCAGTTGCGTCTTCTGACGCGCCACAAAGTAAACCTTCAGAAAAAACTGAAATGACTGACACCCCTGACTTAACGGTGGTGCGTAATGAGGCATCAAAAAAAGCTGCTTCAGATGAGCGCAACCGCATAAGATCTATCTCTCTTATATGCAATGAGCATCAATTAGGAGAAGAAAAGAAAGATACCTTTATTAGTGAGGGTACTTCTGTTAATGACGTTAGAGAACTAGCTCTTAAAATCATTAGCGATAAATCACAACAGATTGAATCTGTTCCATCCGCGCCTGATGTTCCTGAAAAGGAATTAAGAGCAATGCGCCTTGTTGATGGTATTAAGGCAGTTCAAACAAATGATTGGTCTTCTAGGGGTGCGGGTTTAATCCGTGAAATCTCTGAAGAGGTTCAATTAAAGGGCGGCAAGAGAACGGCTTCGAATAGCTTTATGATTCCCTTGTCTGCTTTGGTTCCAGAGCAACGTGCGGTTTATCAAACAGGTACAGCAAACGTTGGAGGTAATCTTGTAGCTGATGAATACAGACCTCAAGATTTCGTCGAGTACTTATACAATTCGTCGATTGCAATGCAGGCGGGTGTAAAAACCTTGGCCGATTGTCAGGGTGATTTGGTGATCCCTAAGAGGTCAACAACCGGATCTACTTATTGGCTCAGTTCGCAAACAACAGCAATAACCGCCGGAAACAGTACATTCGAGCAACTAACAGCAACACCTAAAAACGTTGCCAGTTTGGAAAAATACTCACGGCAACAGGTGCTACAAGGTCTTCCACAAATTGAAGACTTGATTAGATCCGATATGACACAGAATCTTCAGTTAGCTCTTGATTCTGCTGTGCTAAATGGTTCTGGTAGTTCAGGCGAGCCGACCGGGATTTTAAACACCAGTGGAGTAAATAGTATTGCCGTAGGAACTAATGGCGGCGCGGTTACAGCCGATATGCTGATTAACCTAGAGGGCAACGTTGTTATTGACAACGGTGTTGTGAACGGTGCTACTACTAAGTACATCACTAACGGCAAGGTTGTTAATGACTTGAAAAAGTTAAAGGATACAACTAATCAGTATCTATACAACCTCAACTACTCAGTAGGAGGCAGAGGCCCAACACCTGCAAACTTTAACGGTTATCCAATCTTGGATTCAATGCAGGTTCCAAGCACATTGACTAAGGGCTCATCATCTAATAACTGTTCAGCGGTTATCTTTGGTGACTTCTCACAATGTCTTCTTTGCCTATGGGGTGGATTAGAGATTCAAGTTGGTGAAGATTCTGACGATTTCTCCAAGCTTTTAAGTTCCGTTCGCGGTGTTCTAAGCATGGACGTAGTTGTTAGAAACCCTGTAAGTTTCGGGGTTATTAAGGACATTACAACAACTCTTTAATTAGATAATCGTGGGGTCGGAAACGGCCCCTTTTTTCTTATGAAAATCAAGTTAAACAAATCTATTCTTATAAAAGGTGAACATTTTGAGGCCGGAATAGTTCACGACGTTGAAGATTTTGAGGGCCAATTATTAATCAATCAAGGTAGAGCAACAGAAGCGATTGAAGAATGTTCAATGCCAGAAGCTTCTTTACCTCCAGCTCCACCAACTGCATCAAAAACTAAAAAGGTAAAAGCAAGTGTCGATAGCGAGTGATTCTCTAGACGCGATTTTCAACGTTGATGAAACCCAACAGGTTAAGAGTGGTTCAATTGTTGGTCGTGGTTATTTAGATCAACCGACTTCAGTATTGGCAGGTGGTGAAGTTTTATCAGTTGATTATGTTTTACATGTTAAAAATTCTGATTTTAGTTCGTTAAAATTTGGTGATACCTTAACGGTGCAAGATTCGACAGGGAAAGATGTTAGTTATACGGTGCGAACAAATGAAGCTGATATTGATGGCCTAACCCGTCAAATTTCATTATCTAAGGTTTAATGACAACAAGACGAGAAAGCATATTAGACGCTGTTAAGGCTGCTTTGAGTGGTACTACTTCAGTCGGTACGCGCATTTATCGATCAAGATCTACTGCATTAAGTCGGGCAGAGAGTCCGGCGTTATTAATTTCATGGAGCGCAGATAACGCAAGTCAAACAACTTCACTAGCTACTCTCGATTGGACTTTAGAACTACAAATTTCTGTGATCGTTCGAGGCGATACCCCTGATGAGGTTGCCGATCCAATAGTGGAAAGCTTGCATAATAAAATTATGATTTCAACGTTGGGCGGTTATACGATGGACGTTATACCAACAGGAACCACAAATGAAACTGTTGATGCTGATCAACCTGCGGGAGTTATTACCTGTTCTTATCAAATTAAATATCGAACCTTAAATAATGATTTAGGAAGTGTCTAGGCTTAAATAGCAAGTTTCGTTTAATATGTAGACATATTGTAAATTTGATTGGGTTAGATGGCTGTTCTAAAGACTAAAAAGACGCTGTTAGCAGCCAAAAAAGAAAGCTCTTATGCGTCAGCGGCAACATTAGCGGGAACTGATGCAGTATTAGCAACTGAAGTTTCTATTGAACCCGTTGCTGCAACAGTTTTAGATAGGAATACGATTGATGGAAAGTTTGGCTCTAGACCTTTTATACAGACAAATACACACGTTAGCTTGACCGCAACAATCGAAGCAACGCCAAGCGGCACAGCCGGACAATCACCAGATTACAAAGATCTTTTACTTGGATGTGGTTTGGTAGAAAGTTCGACTGCAAGTCAAAACGTATTTGCGCCAGAGACGAATTTAGAGACGGCTGATAGTTTGACAATTGGTGTTTATATAGATGGCTCACTTCACAAATTGACAGGAGCAAGAGGAAGTTTTACTTATCAAATCGAGGCAGCCGATACACCTAAATTCGTGTTTAATTTTCTAGGTTTATATAACGCACCAACAGCAACAGCAATATTAACTCCGACCTATGCTCAATTAGCCCCAGTTGTTGCCAACAGTACAAACACAACTGCTTTCCAGCTCCATTCTTATGCAGGTTCATTGCAGTCATTTAGCTTTGAGCAAAATAACAATCTTTACTATTCTGAATTAGTTGGTAGTTCTAAAACTGTCAGGATTACAGACCGCGCAAGTTCTGGAAGTGTAAGTATTGAATCGGTTGGATTAGGAACAAAAAATTATTATTCAATTGTTAATTCAACAGCGACTGGGAACCTAACCCACCAACACGGGCAAACAACAGGTAATAAGATCACATTTACCGCAGCTCAAACACAGTTAGAGACAATTGGACAAGGAGAGAACGAAGGTTATCAGATGTTAGATATTGGTTACAGGGCTTTGCCTAACAGTGGAAACGATGACTTCGAATTAAAGTTCCATTAAAGATTGCTTTAGTTGTTAATTGGGTCTACCCTGATATTTAGACGTATTAAATTTTAGTGCCTTTAGTTCTTGGTAAATCAGATACCTATTCATGGAAAATTGAATTGAAAGTTCCTGTTGATAACGGCAAATATGAAAAGCAAAATTTTTATTGTGTATTTAAAAG